GCTGCCTGGGCCCAGTCCAGCGGCCTCGGAGACCTCGTCGTTACCGGTTCGATGTAATGTTCCGGTTCCGGCTTGGTTTGCTTTACCGAGCCCTAAGTGTCGTCTTTACTGTGGCCCACGAACACGCGAAGAAAACTATGCGTGGCGTAGGGCCTCAGGAGAACCCGCCCAAGCGGCGGCGTAATCCCCAGGTATGACGACACCTTCGGTAGACTTTTGGCGTTCAACAACTAGTGTAGGAGATGACCGTGAACCTAAACTCCGGTGCTCTTTACTCAACCCTACGTGCTGATTTGGCCCCATGGCTGCCTCAGGATGAGGCTCTGTTACCCATGTGGCCGGTAGGCGCCACCTACAAGGAAGTAGCTGCGCATCGTTTAGCTGAAGGTCTCCTCAAAAAGAACATTGATGAGGTTGAACCTGAAGCCGATGAGCGGGCTCTGCAGAAGTTCCTCGAATCAAACAGAGGATGCAGGGAGTGGAAAGACCGACCAGAGTTGTCAAGCGACGAAGAGTTGCTAGGGACCTTTAAGAGTCTCATGCATCGCTTCTGGTATACCGATGGTGAATCACCTCTCGTGTTAGGGTGGGAGCAGATTTTCGCTCAATCCAAGCACGGTCCAGGTGCCGCTATTGGCGTAGGCTGGGAGTCAAGTTATGTAAAGCTCTCCGCTGGCCCGATGACAACAACATCTAGCACGCTGTACGACCTGTATAGGATTCTGTGTAAGGGTGACCCGACGCTTGAAGCCGCGGAAGTACTCCGCGCTGATTGCTACGGTATCGCCCAACAGGTCGAGGGTGGACGTCTTGGCTTTGTCCCGAAGAAACGCGATATCTCCCGAACAACTGAAGTACAGCCTAGCCTTAATATGTATCTACAACTGGGCTTAGGCGCTATTCTTGAAAGCAGGCTGAAGCAGTTCTTTGGGATCAACCTGAAGGACCAGCCTTTCAAGAATCGGGAGCTCGCTCGCCGGGGGTCAATCGATGATGAGATTTGTACAATCGATTTGTCGGAAGCCTCCAACTCGGTCTCGCTTTCCATGTGCAGAGCGTACCTCCCCAGGGATTTTATATTACCTGGAGACGTTGCGATGCAAACAGGTGCTTGTGCCGAGCAAAACTTTAACAACAGGCGAGTGGGAACCGCTAGGAATGTTGTCAACGATGGGGAATGGTTTCACCTTCCCCGTCGAGACGATGATCTTTGCGGGTGTCGTTGTTGCTGCTTACCAGGTTTACACGGGTCGCTCCCCTGTGATCTGGGACGGAGAGTACGCCAATGTAGCGTGCCCCGCCGCTTGCGACTTTGGGGTGTTTGGGGACGACATCATATGCAGCCGAAAGGTTGTACGTGGTGTTCTACGTCTGCTGGACCTCCTAGGTTTTAAAGTTAACAGCTCCAAGTCCTTTGTTGAAGGACCGTTTCGCGAGTCCTGTGGTGCCGATTGGTATCTCGGCAAGGAAGTGCGCCCAGTATACTGTAAATCGCTGGCCACACTACAGGACCGTTACGCCCTCATCAACGCACTCAACCGGTGGACCGCAAAGACGGGAATCTGTCTAAGCGGAACAGTCCAGTTACTCCTTCTGTCGGTGCCGCGTCAAGCGGTCCCGCGTTGGGAGTCGGATGACGCCGGTCTTCACCTGCCATTATCGTTTGTTATTTCCCCGAAGCGTAGTCGCCGATACCATGGTTCGTTTCTTTACCATGCTTGGCGCCCCACGCGTAACCAGGTTATCCTGGGACGGGATGGCAGTGTGAGGATACAGTTGGGTGGACCACGCAGAAGCAGCTCCAACCAGGAGGTACGTCGTGTGACTCGCAAGATAGCATCAAGCGGGTTGCCTTCGTACAATCCTTTCGGAATACTGCACTGCGCCTTAGGGGGCTACTTAGATGGGGGTAAGAAAGCGTCGTTGATGTTAGACGATGCTGAAACCTCCTCTAGGGGTGATGTGAGCTTTACCGTGAGGCAAATACACGGTCCAGTTTACGTCCAGAAGCCACTGGTGGCTCCCTCCTGGGACTCACCGGACGGGCCCGCTGTCAAACAGGACAGTGGGGTTTACGCATTGCACTGGGACAGTGCAGTGCACCTCAACATGGTGCTTTAAACAAGTAGCCATGTTGTTGTAAGCCGGTTCCCCGCGTCGGCGGCGCCTGGTAAGCGCTGTAGGCGGGGGGGAACCTAAAAGCTTGG